TTATTTTAAAGATGAAAATAATTTATTTATCTCTTCTTCTGTCTCGAATATGGGGGTTGCGCCGTATTCGCCATTGAGGTAACTGTTTTGAAGCATTTTATCAAAACGCACATTATATAAATTATCCATTCGTCCAAATGAACTGATACCGTTATTGTCTTTTTTCATCAACCATATTTCATCTCTCCTGAATATCTTTTGATCCATTAAAGAGCTTTCATGAGTGGTAAAAATCAGTTGACTAGAAACATCTTTTGAATGCTTATAAAACAATAAAATTATTTGCTTAATAAGTGATGGATGTAAGCTACGTTCCATTTCATCAACAATAAAGACTTTTCCTCCTTGAATCAAGTCCAAGATAAGTGGAATATAATCGAATAAACGTTTTGTACCATCACTCTCATCGCCAAGCGAAAAAAGTTCAATGTCAGCTTCATCCATTTTTTTATGCACAGTCATCAATTTCTTAGCCCTAATTTCACCATCAATCAAGTTAATTAAATACAGGTTATCGTCAAATCTTAATGCTCCAAATGCTTCATCAGTATTGGATTTTGATAAATCTGTTTTGATTGCACGTTGTAAATCGTGTGGAATTCCAAGTTTTTCAAATTGAACATCTATTAATTTCACACCATCAACGCCCGTATTGAAGTATCTTAATAGTGCCCCAAAACCACGTTTTAAGTCGTTATCATCAGCCGCTTTAAGTAATACACCTTGTTTGTATGGTGTGTCGGGAAATATAATTTTAAGGGAATTTACAAACCAGTCGATAACTGCATCTAAATCTTTTATATTTGATACATTTTCATGAATGTTACGACTCATAACTTCGTGGAGGAATAATTGCTTTTGTGGCGTTGCTTTTGCTAGAAAAGAAAGGAATTGTGATTCTTCTTCTTTGGGGTTAAGCTTAAGTAGATATGAAATTTCAAATTCAGACTTTTTTGTTTCTCTTTGAAAAATAACACAGTCGCTGTTTTTGTTTATTTGTTTAAGCCATTCTGAACTTATTTGTTCAGAATTGTAACTAAATCCGTATTCATATTTTTTGTTACCACATAGTATGTGATAAATAATAGTGGTATCTCTTTTTTTATTTTCGGAACTCAAGCGAAATGGGTAAAAATCTATCAAATCATCTGTTCTCGTGCCCCTTAGAACAAGCCTTTTCCCTAACTCAATCGCTTTTACGAAATTGCTCTTTCCACCTGCATTCGCTCCAAACATTGCAGCAGACTTTAATACCCATTGTCCTTTAATGGGTTCCGTTTTATGTTCCTTTTTCAAAGTGCCTTTATTAGGTAGAAGAGAGAAGGTTTCCCTGTTCCTAAAAGAGAGAAAGTTCTCAACTATAAATTGCTGTAACATATACTATCTCATTGATTATATAATAAATCGGTGCAAATTTAGAGATTTTTTCTCAGCAAAACAAATGTATATGCCAATAAATGCCAAATATCTATATTGTAAATGTGAATTTTTCACATGTTGTTTGTTTGTAAGAGAAAAAGTCCATATCTTTGCTGTGTGAATTCGAAATTAAGACCCTGGCGAAGGACCAGAGAATTCGCGCTAATTGATATGTATAGAATATTTATATCACACTCGTGGGCATATTCTTCAGATTATGACAAAATTGAATCATTCTTGCGTTAGGAAGGTATCGTCTTTTACAACCATTCAGTTCCTAAAAATGATCCTATTCACACAAATGGCACAGACAAACAATTATCTGATGCAATAGAGGCAAAGGTAAAGGGGTGCAGTTGCATTATCATTCTTGCAGGAGTTTATGCCACTTATAGCAAATGGATTAATAAAGAGATTGAAATGGCAAAGAAGTACAACAAACCTATCATTGCTGTTCAGCCATGGGGAGCAGAACGCACATCCTCTATCGTAAAAAATGCAGCAGATGTTATCGTTGGCTGGAATGCAAAATCTGTTGCCAATGCTGTCCGTAACTACGCCATTTATCAATCACTATAACTATTTGTTACATGAAAAAGGCATTGTTGATTGGGATTAATGATTATCCCGAAGGAAATGAATTGACAGGGTGTATTGAGGACATCAATAGCGTTAAAGCTGCAATTGAACGACATGGTGACGGATCTCCTAACTTTGGCGTAAAAATGATGCCAAATGTACAGACTTCAGGAGAAGTGATGGATGCTATTCGTAAACTTTTTGCAGGAAATGATGATACTGCTCTCTTTTATTTTTCTGGGCATGGCTATATGAATAGCACTGGTGCAGAAATTGTTATGCCTCAAGATATAGCTACCCCTGGTCAATATTATACGGGGATACAGATGTCAACAATAATGAGTATTGTTAACACTTCCAAGGTTCGCAACAAGATTATCATTTTGGATTGTTGTCACTCAGGCAATATCGGGAAATACGAACTTCAGGATGTAGGTAGCATTTTAAATACAGGAGTTTCAGTCTTAACAGCTTGTCGTGAAGACGAAGTTGCTATGGAAGCTGGTGGTCATGGTCTTTTTACAGAATTATTATGTACTGCGCTAAATGGCGGAGCATCGGATTATTGCGGTAACATTACTATTGGCGGTGTATATGCATATATCGATCGCTCTTTTGGACCTTGGGATCAAAGACCTGTATTCAAGACTAATGTTACGGAATTTGCTCCATTACGTACAGTTACGCCACAGGTATCATTGTCAATTATTCGCGAATTAACAAACCTGTTTACAAATCCCAATAACGATTTAGCTCTAGACCCATCTTTTGAGGATACGAACGACCCATCTGTAAATCATGAATATATTCTCCCTTATGCAGATGCGAACAACGTTAGAAAATTCAAATTACTTCAAAAGTTGCAGAGTATAGGGTTTGTAAAACCTATAAATGAGGAGTTCATAGTACCGGATGTCAGTTGACAGAGTTGGGAAAGTATTATTGGCGATTAGTAAATGAAGGAAGAATCTAATATGAAGTATTTTAGCGAGGCGTATTTTCGTAACATAGCATATAGCACTCCCCTTTACGAGCAACGTACATATAGCGATAATCTTCAAGGAGCATCTCTATATAAACAGTTTGATATATTCCTTTCATACAATATTTCTGATTTGAATGTTGTAAAAGGTATATATTACACTTTGTCGAAAATGGGGTTACAAGTATATCTTGACTGCATTGTTGATGTTGACTTGAAAAGGAATGAAACAAATAAAGATACAGCAAAAAGGTTGCAGAAAAGATTAATGAGCAGTAAATCTTTAATTTATGCTCAATCACCAGAAGCTGGAAGAAGTAATTGGATGCCATGGGAATTAGGTGTCGTGGATGGACATACTGGTAAATGTATGATCATGCCTGTTACAAAAGATGCGCAACATGCAAGTCCTCAACGGGAGTATTTACTTCTCTATCCATATATTATGCCTTATGGTATTGAAGGACAGATGAGAGTCTTCACAGAGTCATATCCTTATAGTGGAGAAGATCTTAGTTCATATATACGGAAATAACTCATAATATTAAGCAGTGCATTCTCGGCTGCATAATTCGAGATTGACCTAAAAAGAAGATTATGGCAACAAATCCACCGTCAGGAGACGGACATCGCAATGGTGCAGTAAGAAATCGTTCACAGGTTTATAATCCCAAAACTGAACAATGGGTAAAAAGGGATAAAGATACTGGGCGTTTTATGGATGTCAAACAAGATGGTACACCGTTTAAAGGTGTGCGAAAAGAAAAGTGAGTTAAAACGAGGGCAAGAGTATAACTTGCCCTCGTTTATGCTTACATCGGTTTTATCATTGATTCAATAAATGAGATTTCTTCGTCTGTAAGATTGTATTTGACATACAGTTGTTTGTCAATTTGAACAGATGAAAGCGACCAATCAATATCGCTTTCCTTCGAGAAGTCCTGCGTCGGGACAAAACGGAATGTTTTGGCCGTAGCATCTTGACTTGACTTCGCTTGACAGTGCATGAACCTCGCAAAGCGAGATTTGAGATATAGGCAAATATTTACGCACTCATCATACGAAACATTGGAATCTGCGAATATGCAAAGGTAAGATTCTGTACAAATTTCGTTAGGCTTTCCAACAAACGCATTAAGATTGTCATCATTAGCCTCTGTGCCAATGTTGTTTGCTCGAGGAATGATTACTTTGAATCTATCAATCCAGTTAGTGTGCAAAGGAACAAGATTACGTTCCACATACCCTTTTTTGAGACCTTTACCAATACAGACAACAGGAGTTGTCAGCCCATCAGATGTTTCATGAAAATTGGGATCGCTCACGAAATAACCACGCAAGCCAAATGGTCTCAATGGTGATACAAATGATTGGATGTATTCACTACTCTGTTCCGTTACTTTGGTGATGATTGAAATACTTCTACCATCTCGGATAAAAATATCAGAGGTATTCTGAGCAAGGCTTCTTTGAGAAGCATATACGCCAGTTTCTGTATGAGAAATTATGGTAGGTGCGGTTTTTATGTTATCATATTTTGCGTCCATTAGGAAATAGCATAATCCACCTTTGATCCCACATTACTGAAAAGGTCTGATGCTTTCGGATAATCGTGCAAGCTGCGAATAGTTTTGTCTGATAGCATATCTGCACGAAAGTCATCAAGCCCTCGTCCTCCTGCATACCAACGAGCAGGCATAATCATTGAAATAAAATTGGGTTGAACTTTTTTAGCTATAGAAACAAAATACTGATAAACTGGCACAGAACTTGCTTGTGCGCCTCCATCCATAACTTGATACGGTGGATTTCCCACTATCGCATTGAATTTCATATTCTTTATTCCTGTTCTTTCTGAAACGAATTTATCAACCTGCTTGATAAAGTGTTCAGGTTTGTTTTTAATTTGATTGATTAAATCCTCAAAGTATCTGGTGTTTACCTTAGCCTTGCGGAAGCCTATCAAGGTTCGTTTGGTGATGCTCTTTGCCATGGGAGTTTTGCAGATGACAAAGATGTTTTCTGCGACAACCTTGTCCCAGATTTGTTGTTCGTCTTCGATACTTGACACCGAAAATAAAGAGTTCTTTACTCGTGTACGGTAAATGCTGTATGCCATATAGAGGGGATATAATCCCGATTTTGAGTTGATTTCAAGAATACGAGAATCCTCGGCAAATACATTGGCGGTCACTTCACCCTTGTCAATGAAACGAGGTTCGGACAGTGTGGTTTCATACCCTTGTTCAAAGAAGTTATATCCACCCAAACAGTCGCCAAGGTGCATATTCACCACACGCCAAGGAGTAAGCACCGTTTCCTTATCCGGATTACGGAATGTACTGAAAATATCCGTTATGCGCTCGATGCGTTCCTCCACGCTGAGTTTGTCGGCAGCACGAGCCATAGCCCGGATACGCTTTCCGGCTGCACAGAATATCTCCGGGTCATAGTATTTCTTGATGTTGTTGAATTTCTGTTTGGTAACACCCTTAGGCATAAATTCTTCCCACGATTGAGGGTCGATGAGCGAAGCGAAGTTGTCAATGGTGATTTCTTGAGACTCGTCTTTCAACTCTGCTCCATAAATCAGCAAAGGCATACGGATGGATATACCCCGAAGAATGGAAATAGCGGCTTCCCGATTGTTCTTTTTCTTCTTCAGTTCTTCCAGTCGTTGTTTCTCCTCCTCTGTCAAAGGCTGTTTGTCCTTACCTTTCTTCTTGGATTTCTTTTCAAGACTTTCAAGTTCCTCGTATTGCTCATCAGTCAGCCCCTGATTGTTGATGTCCACTTGATTCGTCTTGGGCATGGCTTTTGTCTGACCGATAATCTTTTTGAGGTCATCGAACTCTTGCAACTCCAAATCATTGAGTTTCATTAACTCATCATTATACAGACTTCTGTCCTCAAAGCCATTGCGCACGACACGTTCCACATAGACCTTTTTGAGTTGTTCCAACATCCTTGGCACATCAAACTGATTCATCTTGGAACCCTCGATGGATATTATCGGGCAGAAATTCAGGAACTCGCCCATAATCTTACGGTCGTTGCCACTGGTCTTTCCTGTCTTGGATGAAATCTTGGCTGTTTCTGCTATCACTTTCAATGTTCTGTCCGGTGCGAAGTCAAAGACATAGCATTGCTCTTTAACCTTTCCGTTGATAGCGGCAGGAGTCTGCACACGGAAGATAGTCTGCATATAACTGGAGGCAGCCGTGTTATACGAGCCTGACAGCATAAACACAGCTGTCCAAGCCTTCACACTGACACCCGTTGTCAGTCTGCCACAAGACAAGGTAATGGTACGTGTGGCATCAGGGTCTTTGCCAATGGCTTCTTCTACCGCCACAAGTGCATCCTTGCTTTCTTCATCCTCATCTCCATTGCCTGCAACATTCACAACCTTGAAATGTTGGAATACCGAATGTGTCTGCAACATGGCACTCATCGCCCGTGCCTCCTTCACTCCAGGCAGCATCCACAGGGTATGACGGAATATATTGCGGTATTCCTCATTGGCAAACGGATAGCAACTCTCCCGGTCCTCTTTGGTTATAAGATTCAAGAAAGCACTTACATCCTTGTCATGAACGAAAGTTCCATTGTCATTTACACGGAAGAACTCACGGAAGTTGAATGCCACATCTTCGTCCACGAACTCATTGAGTAATCGTCCGAGGTCATAGGTGTAAATGTTCATGGTTGGCAGTGATGCGTATGGATTCGGGTCGCCAAAGTGCAGCTCATCCCAAGACGCTTTGGCACGCTGTTCCATTACATAGTCCCAAGTATATATCTCATCCTCCTTGAAATCGTCCAACAAATTGAATGGAGTGCCGGAAAGACGCAGAATCTTGGTCTTGTCCTTCGTAAGTTCCTGCATTACAGCCTTACCCAAATCTGTCTGTGTGCCTTCGTGCGCCTCGTCCACGATGATACAGTCCCATGCGGTGGCGAACACTTCATTGTTCTTATCAAAGTTGCCGCCTACAAGTTCAGAACCACGCAAGTCTTGCATGGAAGCAAAGTAAACATATTTGCATTGTCCTTGTTTTGCTCTTGTTTCCAGCGAAGTATGACTATCACCGTTATTCTTTGAGCCGTATGCAAAATCCCGCCTATCATAGAATATCTTGCCAAAGTCCTCAAACCAACCGCTATCAACTACCGGACGGTGGGTGAGAATCAAGGTTCGGCTGAAATCCATATCTTTTACCTCCTGTAATGCGGACAGCGTCTTACCAAATCGCATCTTGGCGTTCCACAGCATCTGGTTTCCTTTCTTGAACTGCTTTTTAGTCTTTTCAATAGCTTCACGCTGTTCCGGTCGGAATACAATAGGACTTTTGTCGTGTGAAACCTCAGCAGAAGATAATGATTCACGCCCCTCTTTTACGGCGATTATTGCCCGTTTAACTGTTTCAAGATCGGTAATAAACCACTCGTTGGCTTTGTTCTCGGTATCAAATATCTTTTTCTTGATACCTGAACGCTCCAGCACGCTATGCACTTCCTTGTCATTGAAAGAACACAAACCATACTTGCTGTTGTATATCGTAAGTTCCGTATATAAGAGGTCGTATGCTATACCTGCCGTTTGCGTATATTGATTGATACGTTTCTTGGCAGACTCGTTGAGAGCCTTGCTGTTGGGAGCAAGACCGAAAACATTGTCATTGTCACAAGTGGCTTCGCCCACTTTCAGACATCCCTTGTGCGCAGCATCGTTGATACGGAACACATATATCAGTTTTAACTTTAGTGAAGATGTGAATTTCATACCGCACTATTTTATTAGGTCTATAAATCGGATTCGTTTTCCCTTTTTGCCTGTTGCCTTGTCGGTAGCATGCCAATCCTTGATTTGGCAATAGACCCCATTGTGCCTGCGGATGTCATCTTTCAGACATCCTTCACATTGGGTGACCACTTCGGTAGTCCCGAACAAGTCGGCTACAACTTCCCTACGTTCTCCGCAACTATTTGGAATGACACCTCTTAATCCGTCCATCTGCCATACGTTCCACGAAATGATGTAAGCGATGTAGTTGATAGATTTCAGTAAAGGGCATTTGCCAAATTTCTGTTGAAAATACTCCACAAAAGAGACAAGCATAGATTCTCGGGCAATGAGTAGATTGTCTCCCTGCCACTCGTAACCGTAGGTACTTTTATAGGCTTCTTGTGCCCACTCAAGCCATTCGCCCGAAGTGGATGTGTTCTCGCTTACCACCCTTAGTTTGCGGTCAAGCAAACCGATACGCTGTTCCAAAGGGATAGTCTCTCCTGTCGTGGTATCATAGCGGCTAATCAGATATGGGGCTTCTCCGCAAGTGATTTCCAGTCGGATATCACGCACATAATCCTTCCAACTTTTGCCCTCCGGGAATATGATACAGCCTTCCGTTGTTTTCCATTTATGATGTCCCTGTTCGTCTGCATATTCGGTATTGAAAACATCCTTTCGTCCGAACCATGCTTCATCAATCAGGTTGTTCTGTGCATTGCATATCCATGATGGAGTGAAGACCTCAGCCATATCACGGGAACGGGTTGATTGGGTATCACGGCTTTTGAGGACACGAGGCATGATGATATGTCCGTTATCTCCTGTTATAAGGTGTGGGAGGATAGGGGAATTGTATTGGTATTCTTTGCCAAGATGTTCATAATCTGAAGTAGCCCAGAAGATATTGCGTTGCATTTCGTCCCTGCTCGTGGTGTGGTCTTTGAGCAAGGTGTTCAGCAATTCTGGTGAAAACTGGAATATGCTATCTTCCAATATATCAACTTCGACAGGCATTTTATATCAAGTTTACGCCCGTCTCTTCTTATGGAAATAAGGGAAAAAGGTTCTTCTCTTGGTAAGCGTTGGACGGATTCGCTAAACATTCATGGTTTCACAGCAAATCCAGTATTCTTTTATTGGCTTTATCTACTACTGTAGTATCCAGCGATGCAAGATAAATCTGTGTAGTGTTCTCAGAATCATGTCCCATTCCCTCGCTTATGACAGAAATGGGCACATTACGGCTCTTGGCGATACTTGCCCACGAGTGCCGACCGACATACATAGTTAATGGTATTGGCAAATCCAACTGCTTTCCAATTTTCTTCAACAGATGGTTCACACGGTGAAGTTCGTTGGCGTATTGCTTCCGATAATCTTCGTCCCGTTTTGTAATGATGGGCAAGAGGTATTCCGTTTCGTTTACTGGATATTTGTCAAGAATCTCTTGCATACACTTTTCCCATCTGATGAACAACTGCTGTCTTGTCTTACGTCTGCGATAGGAAAGAGTACCATTCTGCAAGTCCTTCTTTCTCAGATAAGCCATGTCGATGAACGACATTCCCCTTGTGTAGAAACAGAACAGGAACATATCACGGGCATAATCAAGATTGGGCTTCAATGACAAGTCCAGTCCTTTGATACGTCTGATGTCATTGAGCGACAAGGCTCGCTTCATTGTTTTCTCCACTCCCGTGTAAACGGACTTGAACGGATGTCGTTGCTCGGTCAGTCCATCTTCCACCGCACGGTTATAGACGGCTTTTAGAATACGCATATAGAAGGATATAGTATTGGGCGTATTTCCCCTTCCTTTCAAATAAGCCTCGTACTCTGCCAACAAATCCGCATTAAGCTGGTCAAACAAGACATCCTTGCCATTTATAAAACCGTTAAAACTTCTGAGTGCAGCTGTATAAGTCTCTGAGGTGCGTATTTTGCCCAAGCGTTTCAGTCTCGCTATCTGTTGGCTGATGTAAGCGTTGAATGACAATTCTTGCCTGTTTTCATGAAAGCGCATGACTACATCATCCGTTACGAATGTGCCGGATTGAAATAACTTGTGTATGATTTTGTTCAGCCTGTCCTTGTCCCACTTGATGCGTGAACCGATTGAAAGCAGGTAGTTGTTCCTCTCTTGTCCTGTCAATAGATGATGCAAGACAACCGTTTCGGAATGGCTGTCCCATTCCGAAACAAAAAGTTTATACTCGGTGTTTATCTGTCTGACCACACGGTTGTGAATGACCTGATAGTAGAGTGTGCCCTCCTTACCGTTTACGGTAGATGGACGGAACTTGACCTTTACTGATGCCATATCAGTCGGATTTTGATTGCTCCCACTTAGCGTACATCTCCCTTGAAAGTTCCACAATCTCCCTGCTCAACTTCACAAGATCAATGGTACAACTCTCCAGTTTGTAAAGCAACGCCATCGCCTTCTTCTCCGAAAAATGGCAGCGTAGCTCTTTGACTACCTGATTGTAGTTCGTACCAATGGCACGGAACTGGGCGTGAAAGTCCGACAGTTTAGTCGTGTAGTCCACCATCGTCTTGTCCATCTTCAGTACCTTGAACTTCTGCCCGAAGAAGTGTGCCTTGAGAAAGACGGCTTTAGCGTACACCTCTGATTCCTCGTACATCGTGAGAAACTTGTTCCATTCCTCATCATCGAAGCGCACCATCACGCAGTGTGTCTTCGGGTTCAACTTGGGATTTCTCCCGTACTTGCTCTTCTTTTTCATTCTTCTTATTCTTTTAGTTTAATGATTCATTCATAGTCTAATCTCCGATTAAAGAACCCCGAAATTATCCGACTGCGGAGGATAATTCAGCCCACGGCGGTGCAAGGATTTTCAGTCCCATAATTATATTTTTGAATAATTATGTGTTGTTTGAATTTTTATATGAAAATCAATGTTTTAAGCTTCCAAATGTGGCGATTTTATTTTGTTTATTTTTATCTATTTTTGTTTGTTTTTGTATTTTTGTGTCGAAATTGTGTGTTGAAATAATAATTATCCTATCAAATGAACTATTCAAAAGACGGAATAACAGTTGCGCCCATAATAGATACGAGTCATCCGAAAAAGAACGGAAAGTGCCCCGTAAAAATTCGTGTAACCTATCGCCGGGATCGTCGCTATTATCCGACGGGCAAAGACCTTACCTTGGATGAGTGGGAAGGTCTGACTACAACGAAGGTTCGCGCCCTTGTGGCCGTTCGTAAAGATATAGAAAGCAGTTACCAAATTGTTCGTGGGGTTGTTGAGGAATTGGCACGCGACGGTATTTTTTCATTCGATAGCCTCAACAAGCGATTGAAACGTTCGGGGGTTGATACTCTTAACCGTGCATTTGCGGCTAAAATAGCGGAATTAAAAGAGCAGGATCGTATCGGGTCAATGCTGGTTTATAATGTTGTTATACAGGGATTGGAGCGGTTTGCCGGGGATCGTATTGCTCTTGAATCTATAACGGTGGATTGGGTAAGACGTTATGAGCGCTTTCTACTCGGAGAAGGTAAGAGCCGTACAACGATCGGAATACACATGCGCCATTTACGAGCCATATTGAACGATGCTTGTCGATGCGATGCGATTAAACCCGCGCAATACCCGTTCGGCCGAGGGAAATATGAAATACAGGCCGGTGAGGGCCGTAAATTGGCTTTAACGCTGGAGCAGATCGGGCAGATCGCCCGCTATGAGGATGGGAACGAAGCAACGGCCAAATACCGGGATTATTGGCTGTTCCTCTACTTGTGTAACGGGATCAACGTCGCCGATTTCGTGAAATTGCGGTATCGTGATATTGTGGACGGTGAAATCTGTTTCGTGCGTCAAAAGACCGAGCGCACGACTAAGACCCGTAAGGAAATCCGGGTCGCGGTAGTTCCCCAGATGCAAGCTATTATCGACCGCTGGGGTAATACTCCAGCACCGAATAACTTTATTTTCCCAATTCTCGACGGGTCGGAGGATGCGGTGCAGAGCCACGCTAAAACAATAGCCGCTACCGGGTTAATCAATAAACGGATGCGGATGATCGGGGAGCAGCTCGAAATTGGGAACATATCGACCTATACGGCGCGTCATTCGTTCGCTACGGTGTTGAAGCGTGCCGGGGCGAATATCGCCTACATATCGGAAAGCCTCGGCCACCAAGATCTGAAGACGACGGAAAACTACCTTGCCAGCTTCGAGCGAGAGGAACGAGAGAAAAATGCTGCATTACTGACGAATTTTTAATACGATTATTTGCATAATGCGCCGCAGTGCAGTACCTTTGTCATATCGTGTTATTTTAGTTGGAATGATCGGCGGGGCACATCTTATTTCCGTCGGTCATTCCGTTTTTACTGCATTTCTCCTCTTGGATGTGGTGAATAGCAACAACCTCACGCCTAACCGACGCACTATTTCGCCGGACAAAGGGTGTTTCATTTTGGAACAGTGCTTACAGTGACGGAGAGAATGTCCGCCAAATGGACGATGAAACCTGGTGTTAATAGATTTTGCCTTTCCTGTTTCACCTTGCGAACGATGCTATTCTTGCTTTTGTAGTTTATAGGCGTGCACGATGCCTCATACTTTGCCTCAACTCCTTATGCAACACCTTGCAACTTATTCCCTACGTACTGCGCTTTTGCCAAGAGTTATACGGCATCGCGATTGATGAACAGCGAATCATTGAAGTGTTTTTTGTTTTCCCCTATGAAATACGGCAAATTCTTCGCCTTTTCGATTCTTTCGGTGTTGTCCTCGACCCATCGTTTGAAGTTGTCGGGCACATCCTTGACCTCATTCAGCGGTTCCTCCCAAAAATCCCTATCCGTGCCCTCGTTGGCTATAATTGGCACTGCATAGCACTTGCAGTTCGGGTGCCACCCGATGAATTTGAAAGATTTCGGATATTTTCCCTCCATTGCGTCACATATTTCCAGCGGCGCACGCCCTTTTTTGAAGCGCGGATACCAGAACTTTGCCAGCCACTGTACGTGCGATTTTGATGTTTTTACCTCATATCCGACAATAAAATCAAGTTGTTGCCAGCGGATACTGTCGGCTTCACGATAAGCGCTGTTTATTTCGGTGCGAGCCATACGCATAGCATTCTGATAAGATGACCGGTAAACGCCTTGCCCAGGGTGATAAGCCTGCGCCACTTTCGACAGGGTAAGATTGCCGAACGCATTTCGGACACGTCGAAATAGTTTGTCCGGCTCATTCAGATAGACGCGTACATCACGGCTTATATCGGCAGCGCTTCGGCCTTCGCTGATACCTATAGATAAGGATAATTCTATGTGCCGTTCGAACTGCTTGGCGATACTCCAAACTCTTTCGGATAAATTATGCCCGTAAGTTGTTCTACGTTGAAATGCCTCAAGTGCACCGAGATTGTGAAGCATCCATCCTTTTTTCGGATTGTCGAATAGTTGTTTTACCCATGAATCGTTCTTGTCGTTGGCAAAAAACCATTCCGAAGTGATCCCCGCTGTAATTATAGTGGACAACTTATTTCGGAATGAAGATAACGAGGCATCGGCTTGTTTACTACGGCTTTTGTTTGATGAGAAGGCGAACAATCGCCCCGTATTGGGTTGATATTTATATCCCATTCCCAGTCGAATCAATTCATCCGAGGCCACATCATACAAAGCCTCTATCTGTCGTAGATATTCTTCGACATGCGTTTTGTGCTGTTGCTCCCATTGGGCGGCTTTCAAATTCAATCCGGGCATCGTTTCGAATTAGAATGTTGGCTCTATAATATTGTTCATAGATGCCTCTGCCTTCGCTTGCTTTATTCGCTCGATTTCAGCGGTAACATCATCGGCCGTTCCCATTAGTTCAACGCCCTTTTCCAGCGACATAACGCCATCCTGCACAGCACGGCCTATAGCCGCCCAACGTGCGGTGACATCTTCATTGAACGGTTCGGCAAATTCGTGTTCTATTTTGAGCGCAGCCAAATCAGGACGCAAATGAATATGGGTTACATTCATCATAATAGCGAGAATAAGATTTTTCTCCCTATCTACGGCTATGTCGTATATCTCTTTATTATTTTCGCGCTTGATATATCCCAGTACCATCGCGCGTTTGATCGCTTCGCCCGACAAAGTTCCCAGCCCAGCCATTTTCTCGGGTGTAAACTCGGGCGTGAAAGTGTCGAACAAGATGGACTGCGCGAGGTCTTCCTTTTCCCGTTGCTGCGTCTCGGAAGAGGTCGGTGGATTGATGTACTCGAATTTTGAATCCGCTCCGGTCATCCGAATCATTTTCCCGGGCTTGTCGGCTCGACCTTTCAAAAAATCTACGACATCGCCCGTTGCTGCGGCGATAGGGTCTGCGAAATAGTTATTTGTGTCGGATATTTTGCTGTCTATATCCTCCTCGCGGTCTATGCGGGGGTTGAGGCCTCCCCACGCTTTATCCTGTCGGTAGTAGATAACATTGATTTTTCCGGTTGGATTGGGAGTTGCAATAACCTCCCAATTAAGAGATCCTCGTTTGCATCGGTAGATCGTATCAGGTGTTTGAATATCGAAATGCTCGATAGTTGATGTCCCCTCTTTAAGGTAGTACCCATACCCGAATGCAATGAGGTTCTCGTATAGGTCGAATAATGGACGTAGGGTGTATCCTTTCGACTTGCAAATTACCACAACTTTTACCTGCGGTTGGAAATTCTCGTCCCGATAGATGTGGTAGAGCTTGGCACATTCAGTTTCTGCTCCCGCAATGCGTTTTGCTTTACGCATGGAAACGTTGAATCGTGTATCTTGCAAAAATTGATTATATGCTTCGAAAGCCTCGTCCGAACCTTCGTTGTTCACCTTCTTCCATCGTATCGGATTCCCGAGCAGAAAGAATAGTTCCACCTCATTGATGTACTTCTGTCGTGCACGAGGCAACTTCTCGGTACGATAAGGCTCCTGGCCTTTCCGCATCTTATCGGCCTTTCGCATAATACGGTGGAGTTCGGGGTTATATTCCTGAATCGCCTGCAAAACCTCCGTATCGCGATTCTGCATAAGTGTTTGAGCCTGTGTAATGTCTTTGTCCTTGATAAGCGTAAGCAGATCACGTTCTGCACCGGTTGCATTCAGATATTTATTGCGTATCGCATTGAGTAGGTTGTCCATAAATCCCATATCCGTACTTTTTACCAAATTCCTAAATCCTCTTTGTCTAAATCTTCTTCATTGTTGAAATACCCCCGCTTTTCGATTACTCCGGTCAGGGCATCTTCGGCGTCGTCATGGCTGTTGAACTCCTGCTGCTTACGGTATGATTTGACATGCGAGGCGAACTCCGGCCATTTGTGCTCCCATCCGGTCGGAAAATAAATAAGGTTTTGCACTTCATTCGATCGCGTGAAAATACGCACCCTTTTGTTGGCGGTCTGCGTAAATGGGTTGAACGATGTAAAGTTGTTACCGATTATTCGGCACTGCGCCTCAACATTGCGCCCGAAAGACCTGCCGCCATTGTTGCTCTCGACGTAGCAGATCTCCGTCTTGTTTCGGGACAGCATCTCGGCTGTTGCCGGCTCGGTATATTCCATCGGTTTCTGTGTATATAAAATGTCCGTCACGAAATTGCCGATGGGAGTTTCCGTATAGCAAATAGAACACAGATAGTCACTGCCGGTATCAGCGGTATCCGTGTAGTTCTTTCGCTTCATAGATGCTGCATATGGAATTATGTCGTATGTCTTAAACTCTCCATACATCAAACCTTCCAGCGGCTTCGGGTTCTGCATATATTGCGTTTCAAAGACAAATGAGTTCGATCTCTCGATTTTGTGCAGTTCCTCCAGCGTATGCTTAAATTCCCAGAGAGGCTGTTCCTGTCCGTTTTCGTCATGCCAGATGCAGGGCAACGAAAGTACCGTCCATTCCTCCGGCTCGATCTCCTGAAGATAGCCGCATAGATCGTGCTCATGGAGCCGTTGCATAATGATTATGATAGGCGTATTGCGCGAGTTCACGCGGTTGCGGATAGTCGATTCAAAGCGATTGTTCACCCGCTCGCGGATCGTTTCGGATAGTGCATCTTCCGGTTTGATCGGGTCGTCGATAACAATAGCTCCCGCAAAATCGCTTTCCCACGCAGGAATAAAATCACCCATTTCGCGCCGCTCCCTATACGGATCATTTACTTGACCTGCACCAAATCCTGTAACCTGTCCTGCTGCACTTACTGCATACAGTCCGCCTCCGACGGATGTATACCACTTTTTAGCATTCTTGCTTTCGACGACTACTTCAGGGAAAAGCCGCTGGTAGTAGTCTGATTGTACCGTTTCATTGATCTCTTTCGAGTTGTCGAGAACAAGATCATCGGAGTATGATAGGTGTATGAACTTACTGCGGGGGTTTAACGCCAGCCCGTAGGCGATGAAGTTCTTAGAGACAAGTTCGGTCTTGCCATATCGTGGCGCAATATTGATAATAAGACGCTTTATTTCGCCACGGACGACTTTGTCAAGAGCTTCGCATATTTTGCGATGATGATCGCCGACAATAAACCGCATCCCCGTCTTATGCTTGAACATGTAACGGGTGAAATTCAGCATACCGGAAAGACAGAAGGTACGCTCTATGTCTATGTCGCGAATCGGAGTAGTGCGTTAATACTCTTCGTTAAGTTTTAACCCATATTGTCTTGCCTCTTCGGGAGAGAGAGTGCGAGGTGGAATAAGTTCGGCACCATCTGCTCCTGTAACCTCTTGACGTTCTACATATCCCCGTTTTTTTCCGCGTGTTTTGAGAGTGAAAATGATCGCTGTTTCGGAGGGACGTTCGATCCAACCGGCAAATCTCTTTTCGCCATTCTCGTCCTTTTCGATGGCCGGAACGCCGGCAACCAATTTACGCAGGTTGCTTTCGGCCAAATCAACGAACCGTTCACGGGAATCTTCGAGGGCTTGGGCGAATTGCTCATCATCATTGCACCATGTGTAAATTGTGCTACGCTCTACACCTAAATTAGCAGCTATGTCTGACAAAATACCGCCGCAAGCATTTGCAACCTTGCGAAAGGTATCTAATTTCGGTTTTTTGGAGGGCATTGCCATTTTTTATACTGTCGTTTTTGTCGTTATTCGACCCGTTCAACCATATCCGAGAACATTTCGCCGGGGATTATTTTGTCGTCTGGCCTGAACCCGAACCGAAGCATGAATGATGATTTCGCCCTATAAGACTTAAAGTTGAGCATTACATAGGATTCGATGTCTTCCGCTTTTTGCTCTGCCTGTTGACGAATCTGTTCTTTCATCTCCTTTACCGCGGCCTTGCGTTCCTCAAACGGTCGTTGTATCTCTTCGAAATCACCTAACGTATCAGACAGTTCTGAACTTATTTCGTCCTGCATGACGGATATACCGTATATGTTCATGTCTGCTTCAGAAAGGCCAGCGGCTTTATAGTCTATTTCCGGTACAAGTACTTTTATTTTCTCCATGTCGAATTCTCCCATTGCGGAGGGCGAGTTCATGAAGATATTTTGTTCGCGCTCTGTCTTGTCGTCTAACTCTACAGCTTCTACCTTGATCTCATAATCCGTTTCAGGTGTCCCGTCGTAATTGTTGATGATGTCAAGCGTCTGTACGCGCTTGTGCCCTGAAACCAGATAAGATGACAACTGATTCCATACGATACCGCCCAGATAGCCGACAGTTTTAAAGTTCTTTTTGAGCTTCTTGATGACTTCAGGGTCTTCTTTGCGTGGATTGTATGGAGCAAAGTTGATTTGTGATCGCTTGATTACGACCGTTTCACTTTGCTTGTATTTGGGCTGCTGCTCTTTTCTCTTCGTCATATCGCAGTAATATATTTCGGGATAAGGGGAATACTTTGTAAATCTTTTCGAGGTCTTGCGGATAATGCCGGCGGAGGTAATCGAATACCTCCGGCAAAAACGTCAGACCTTGCGATTTGTTCTTGTTGTAGGATATGGGTTCAGGCAGTTTCTTTGCCTTGATGTAGGCCATGACGTCCGATTTCTTCCACTTGGATAGAGGATATACCTTGTTCGTATTGCTTATAGCTTCGTTCTCGTATCCGCGCAACATAAGACAGCGATTCATTCCGTCCGACTGCTTCATTCCATAGAAAGAGTAAGATATTCCCGTCTTCATCCGGACGGATTCATCAACGTCTTTCAACGATAACAGCTTTACATTGGGGTTAGGAATGCAGTATAGCCCACAACGCAAAACACGCGTCAACGTCCAATGGGGGACTTGCAGTATGGTAACATTGGCATAACGAGCTTTGACTGCTCGCAAATAGTTGTCAATGTGGTCGAGGCCCTTGACGAAATACATGAACACGCAAACGATCTCTTTGAAGTGCGGAGCCATTAGGTCGAGCAATACCTCGCTGTCTTTGCCACATGAATAAAAAAGGATCGCCCTGTCCGTTTTTTGACGGACAGAGGCAATCACTTCGTTTGCATGGTCTATCGGGGTCATGATTAACCTGTTGCCATGCCAAAGGCGGCGCGAATGTCGCGTGCACGACCGGCACGATTCGTCGCACGACCGCCTACTGCACGATAACGAACACGGCTAGCGCCTGTCGTCCGATTGATTCGATTTCTTACTGAATTTCGAGTGCAGCTTGAATTTTAGAAGTTTGACAATATGATTTAACCTACGGAAAGGCCTCGGGCGGCAGATTGCCTAGCTCTTGTATATGCACTGGTCGCCCTTGCATACCTATTCGCAATAACACCATTTCGGCCACCCATATTTGCGAGGCTACTTAATCCTACAGCAGGATTAGGCGTGCGGCGTCGCAATTCACTCGTTATACGGCTGTATTGCGCGTCAAGCTGAGTTGCTGTTTTTTGTCTTCGTCTTCGAGTGCAGCAATGATTTTAAGGGTTTAACAATTCATTTTCTCGATTACCTTGCCGAGGTGGTAGTCGATCTCGGTCATGGTATATTCGTTACCGTTGTGCTCGTACACAATCGGCTCTTTCGTCTCTTCGTCGCAAACATCTACCAGCTCGACGCCTTTGACTTCGACCAGCGCGCCGGGGCGATTCTTTTCGTAACCTACCCAGAACTGTATGGCATCGTAGTGGTTGATAACCGTATCAACGCCCTTCTCGCTGTCCCACGCCGATTCGGGCACGTCACTGTCTTTCTTGTAGACTTTGCCTGTGTTGTTGTCTCGGTATGAAATGTATTTCGTGTTGGTCGGGCGTACTTCGCGGGTCTCGACCGTTTTTTCACCCGACAAAATGGCGTCGAACCATTTTTGTTTGATGATAAGCGTTAAAATTTTCATAGCCGTAAATTTCATTAGTAGCGGGGGCAAGAATCGAACTTGCGCCTGCGGGACACTAACCCGCCGTGGTAACCTCTGCACTACCCCGCATATATCTGTTCGATGCAAAAGTGGACACGTTCGGCACATTATGCAAATCTTACTATTGAATTATTTATTAAAAATACGATTTTTTATTGAGAGCTGCAATTTTTAAGGTCTTTTCTTCACACACCCTTTGCAGCGGATAATCTCAAGCACTACTGCGTCATATTTGACGATCAATAGGCTGTCGCGATTGTTGTCTGCACCTTTGTAGGCTTTACACCCACACTTCAGCCGCGTGCGGTGACATGTCGCGTCCGTCAATTCGAATGCCTTTTTGAGTAATGTCAAATCGCTGCGTTTTTCTACGTACATCGTTGGTTTCATATATTATATAACTTTTACAAAGTTGAACATTCTGAATGACCGCCAGCCCTCGGCAACCGTATCGTAATAGGTTACGAGGTGTTTGTTAGGCTTACGGTCGTCACCTTTTGTTTCGGGGCATAAGTCGTCCTTAAGCGTACCGAATGCCTGTCGCAATTCACCCGTACTCGATTTGAGGTAGAAGAACTGCACGATGCCCGCGCGCATCTTTATCTTCAATTTGAACACCTGCCATGCCTTATGCAGACACTCAGCAAAGGTTACACCCGTCGCGCGGCACATCTGCCACGCCGTGCGCATGATGATGGAAAGGTCGGTTCGTTTCATTGTTATATAGGTTAAAAGTTGGTTTTTAGTTTGAGTAGTCGCAAGCACTCTTTCAACTCGCTGTCTGTGTATTTCTTGGCGATCTCTCGTGATATGCCGTTTGTGTTCATTGCGATTTTGATCGCAGCCTCTCTGTTCACCTTGAAGGATTTTCTTGTCTTCATAGCTTTTCAATTTTTTCAAATGTAACATAATACAGCCTATTGCCAACGAGTACCATTGCGATATTCAGTTTATCGAACTGTCCTCGATATTCACCAGTATTGCGTCCGAATCCCAAAGGATTGTCCTTAAAAAAACAGGACAGGGGCAATAACGTATAAAACGCACGGAGATAGTGTTTTGACGAGATTGTTCCGGAGGTAAGAAAGCGGTTCAGCCGCATGAAAAGGCAAAGTTCGGAAAGAGTTGCGTTACCAGATCGTTACCGCAGCTTTTTCCGGACTTCGTTTTTAATGGTTTGTTTTTCAGTTTCTTGCGCCAGATTTCACAACAACAAATAACTCTAACGAACGTATTAACAATAAAGTTTTTAGAGTTATGGCAAGAAGCACTTTCAAGGTTCTGTTCTATCTGAAACGACAGGCCGAACAGAACGGCAAAGCGCCCATCATGGGACGCATCACCATCAACGGAACCATCTCGCAGTTCAGTTGCAAACTGTCTGTTCCACTCAAACTGTGGGATACCAAAGCCAACAAAGCTACAGGCAGAAGCGTCGTAGCCCAGCGGATCAACGAGAAACTGGAGAATATCAAGACCAACATCGGCAAACAGTACCAGCGTATCTGTGATCGGGATTCTTACGTCACGGCAGAGAAGGTCAGGAATGCCTGGTTGGGATTCGGGGACGGGTATCAACTCCTGTTGCAAACCTTCGACGATTACCTGAAAGAGTTCGCCGAGAAGCGCGTCGGCAAAGACCGTGCAGAGGGAACCCTCGTGAACTACACCCGTTCCCGCCGTTATCTGGCCGCATTTCTGCAATACGAATACAAGCTGGAGGATATCCCTTTCCGAGAGTTGAAGCGTGAATTTATCGAAAAGTATGTGATTTATCTCTCGGCCGTCCGTCATATGCTTCCCGGCAGTATCCATACTCCGCTCAAGAAGCTGAAGCTGATGACCTATACCGCTTTCAAGAACGGCTGGATCACCTCCGATCCGTTTGCAGGATTCCATATCAACGTCACCTACCGCGACCGACGTTTCCTTTCCGAATCGGAACTGCAGGCCGTGATGAGGGTCTATGTTCCCAATTACAAGACAGCCATCGTCCGGGACATATTCGTGTTTTGCTGTTTCACGGGGCTTGCCTATGCCGATGTGAAGAAACTCACCCATAACGATATTCATACGGATGAACAGGGGGATCTGTGGATCGTGGACCATCGACAAAAGACAGGAACGCAGTTTCGGGTCAAGCTGCTGCCGGTGGCCAAACGGCTCGTTGAGAAGTACAGACACTTGCACTTGCCGGGAGGCTGCGTGTTTCCGGTCAAAAATCGTAAATCCATGAATATGTCCCTACGGCACGTGGCACGCCATGCCGGATTGTCGTTCAATCCGACGATGCACGAGGCAAGGCACACTTTTTCGACCACGGTCACCCTCTCGCAGGGTGTTCCCCTGGAGACGGTCAGCAAGATGCTCGGACACAAACACATCACCACCACACAGATTTACGCCAAAATCACCAACGACAAGATCGGTCATGATATGGATGCCCTGAGCCAAAAGATCGCTGAAAAATTTCCGATAGCATAACCCGAAAAGGAGAACTGACTATGAAGAAACAGATAGAAGATCTCGGTTCTATTGAGATAACCGATAACGACTACGGGCCTTGTACGGTTGCAGTCCGACTGGTCGATGGCAATGTCTGGATGACACAGAGCCAAATCGCACGGCTATTCGGCGTGTATGAGGCCACGGTGCAAAACAATCTGCGGGCGGCATGCAGAGGCGGAATGTTACGGGAAGGGAAAGTCTCACTTCTACATAAACAAAACCAAAGGACGACTTTGAATTTGCCGTCCTTTGGTTTACAATTTCAGGTGGTCATTGAAATATGTCTTAAATTACAGCTATTAATTTATGCTTTTTCGATATCAAATTTTCATATTTTCCCCAGTCAATTCGCTCATTGATATATCGGAAATGGATAGATCTTTTACCTGCGATATCGCGACCGGCGAAATGAAACTCCGCTATCAGTTTTTTTTGTTCGGAATATACACGTACGATCAGTTCATCCAGTCCCGAAACTTTTTCTGTATTAATTTTATACGATATAGAAGAAGCTAATCTTGTTGATGGCCTCAAAATTCTGTTACGTTCGACAATAGCCATAATCATTCTTCTTTTTTTATGTTAAAACGTACTTCTATGGGTTTTGTAACCTCTTCTTTGGTAATGGATTGAATAAAATCATCCTTAGATAGTTGGGGATTATGCCATCTGTCATAATAAATTTGAGTCTTTTTATATTTCGTATCTGATGTAATAGGCTGCATTATACGGCTTTCTGTATATCCTTGAAAAACATAATTATCACTAATTGAAACTTGTGTTCCTTGGGCAATAAAGCCGTTTACCCCCAATTTCATTTCATTATAGAAATGTTGCAAGTATAAATCAGCTTGGTGTAAATCGGTTCTTTTATGCAAATTGAGCTGTAATGCCGTCGAAAGACCATTGTCCGATCCGTTATGATAATATACTATGATGGCATCAGAAACACGCCATTGTTCTTTGTCCAATACAAGTGCAGTAGGAAAAATAAGTACAGAAAAATCCATTAATCCTTTGGGAACATTTATTTGGTATAATTGTGAAATGAATTTACATTGATAACCATCCTTATCTCCCTCTGAATATCTAAAGTTTAGCGATAAAGTGCTGGATTCTTGAAATCTGTCTGCAAGACGGACTGGGCTTGTTGCTAAGCGATATTTACTCAAAACATTATCCATGTAATTCTGTTTTGCCTGATTAAACAAACTATCAGATTTCACCGCAAAGGGTTTGAGATAGTTTATAAACTGGCCATATTCTGTTTGAGAAAACTCGCCTGCCTTTTTCGCAATAGTTTCTTCATATTCCTTTTCTTTTCTCGCTTTTTCAGCCTTTTCTTGTTCGATTTGCTTTTTCTCAGCATTCATTCGGACTTCATCCTCTTTTATTACAAAACAGAGGGTATAATCGGGTTCAAAAACTTCGCCCCTCCATAAGGATGAGCCGAAACATGCGGTATGAAAATCGTAAATGAAAAAGTATGCGATTTCATTGAACCAGTATGGCTCATTGGAAAAAATATCGCCGTTCTGAGTGAGTTGACAGTAAAATTTATTTTCTTTTTGGGGTTGAAGACAATAGTATCGGCCTGCATATTGATAGTTATGTTGGGCTAGTGAATCGGAAAATTTAGCAACCTCCCTGATATCATCTATCGTGCGTTCACCCCAATCTCCGGTAGAATAATCATAATCCGTATATCCGACATAAATACCTTTATAAAAATATTGCGTACGAATATATTTGTTATCTATTCCGTGAAGCCACGTATCGATAACAGAAGGAGAGCCATGTTGATTTCCAGCTATTATGCGCCCGTCAGGGGTTCGCATCCAAAAATCAAGAGAATCCAACTCTCCCTGTGTAAAATGAGCATTTAATTTTAATTCTTTATAGGAATCTTTATATCGTACTCGGTAAATTCCATGCTTTAGACCTTGCTTATAGCTTGTTTCTTCATGAAACCCATACCAATCAGTTTTCCATAATCCGGTTTTCATATCATCAGTATATCTGCCGGACATAGACTTTTTTCCGTCTGCTGATTTATATGAAAAATTCCCTTCGAAAATTCGAGTCAATCCATCTTCTTTATAAGTATAATTTGCAGAACCATCTTCAAAAGAACCATTGTATGTTTTTAATTGAGCCGAAGCGACTCCAATATTGAACAAGGTGAAAACTAATAGTAATCGTTTCATAGTAACTATTTTAATTGGGTTAATAATTCCAATTCTTAGTTACCATTCAACTCCTAAATGGTGTTTGCTATAACTACAAAAAGAAAAGTGTGGAGCTGATTTCGTTTATCGAGTGGATGGTTGTGGAAAGACCGATAACAACAATAAACGACGCAATACCCCACACTTGAATAGATATGGAGTATAGATACGCAGAACGCGTCCCTGCCATAATCTAAACAAGAAATGAGTGCTGTTCGTTGTCCCGTTGTTATTGAAAAACTTCCACATTTTCCACTCAGGACAGTGCGAAAACACTTTCAATATGTCTGCCAAGTGCATTGCTGCACAAGACGTTGTAAAGATAGAAAATAATTCGCGAACAAACAAACACTCATTGGTGGAGTATTGCCGATATATAATACATTTTTTGAGCGGCATTTGCACCTAAATTATAATAAGTAGGAGCAATAATAAACCCGGGATACATGGTTGAATACCCTTGTGTCCCAGGTTTGTTATGCTTGGCCCATTGCTAGGATTAGAAGGGTTCTTCGACAGGTTGTAGATTTCTGTGAAGGCTTTCCCGTAATCCACTCTCAGGATAGAGAAATACCCGTCCGCTGATAACGGTAAAGGGGATCTGTCGTGTATCACGCAGGGTTTGGAGTGTGCGCGGCGAGATGTGCAGATAGCGACAGACCTCCTCGCCCGTGAGGTAACGTTCATTCAGGATCGAGGGACGGTAGTTGTCCTTGGCCTGTTGCAACGCCTGTTTTGCCTCGGATAGTTGTGCGAGCGCGATTTTCACCTCCTCGCTCTCGCTGTTCAGGTAATCGAGCATGGCTATTGTTTTTTGACGGTTCTACGTTCGAGATAGTCGGCCAGGTCACACTCTCGGTAAAAGAACTTGCCGCCGATACGGGTATAGGGCAAAATACCTTTATCCCGATAGCTTTGCAGGGTGCGTTTGGTAATGTTCAATACCCGGCATACGTCTGCACTATCCATATACCCGTCCGAGGTCTGCGGATCGAACCGGCGGCGTACCTGCAAGGCAAGGGCGGACAACTCTTTCAGTTGGTCGAGGATGTTTATTCATGTTTTCTCTCCGATGCATATTATCTTTTCCATCGTTTCATTGTTTTTTAGTTCAACAATCGGTTTGTCTGTGTAGGCGATCGGGTGGTTTTCACTCAT